CGAATGAGCCAGGTGCTTTATCGCCTCAGATGGGAGAAGTTTTTACTCCACAAGCAAAAGATGAATATGGTACAGGTCCAATATCGCGCCCAGCAGGCATTGTTGCCAAAGCTGCAGGCGCTTTAAGTGATATACCTGGTATAGGTATGTATGCGCGTGCCACACAAATGGCCGCAAATTCAGTATCAGGTATCGCTTCAATGTTTGGTTATTCAAGACCAGTCGAGCTTGCGAATATTACACCGTATAAGCCAACGTTGTTAGGAAATATGGCTAACACCAATGTTCCTGACACGTCACAGAAATTAACCTTGGATGTCAAACAAGAGCTAACAGTCGATCCTAGAGTTATGGGTCTTGGTTCAACAGATGAGATGACAATCAAATCTATTGCACAAAGAGAATCCTTTCTTACTCAATTTGGATGGGCTGTGGCTGATTCTGCAGAGACACTATTGTGGAATACAGAAGTTTCACCTGTGTTATGGAGTGAGCTGACTGGAACAAATAACGAGCTTCATATGCCCGCTTGTTGTTTTGCTGCTCTTCCATTTCGCGGGTGGAGAGGAACCATGAAGTTTCGTTTTCAAGTGGTTGCATCGTCCTTTCATAAAGGTCGTCTCAAGATCACTTACGATCCATCATATCCTCTTACAAACGAGTATAACACAAATTACACATATATTATCGATCTTGCAAAAGAACGAGATTTCACTGTCGCGGTTGGTTGGGGTCATGAGAAGAGTGTAATTAATCACCGCAGTCCAGGGGCAGACGCCGTACCGTATAGGACTACGGCTCTCGGAGCTGATCCAGGTGGCAGTGCGAATGGTATCTTGTCGGTATATGTGGTGAACGATTTAACTGTTCCCAATTCGACCGCCAACAATGACATTGAGGTAAACGTGTTTGTGTCTGCTGGTGATGATTTTGAGGTATTCGATCCCGATTCTCGGGATATCGAAGACTTGGTGTGGTTTCGACCTCAGATGGGGGAAGTATTTTCCCCACAGATGGCCGAAACAGGTCAACCAATGAATCAACCAGATGCAGATTTTACGAAGCGAGAAGATGAACCGATGAAAGATCAACCGTCGCAAGTGATGGCGCCGACGTTGTCCGACCAAGATCACACAATTTGTGTGTATTATGGTGACCCAGTAACGTCATTTCGCCAATGCTTAAAGCGGTATAATTATCATTCGGCAGTTTCATCAGCCG